TGAGAGGAACTCCTCAATTGCCAGAGAGCTAAGCTCCCTGGAGACGCGGTAGCTTGAGATTCCAGAATGGAATCTACCACCATACTTCTTAGAAGACATGGTATCCTCCAGAGTCTAAGCTGCGGACGTGTTCGTTAGAACACGGTTTCGAACGTAGTCACCGCTGCTTCAAGCGGCGTCCCCGATGAATCGGTGGGGACGTTGTCTGAGGCGTTGATGGTACGTGCGAACAGAGAGGCAACCTGACTGAACAGCTTCTGCCGTTCAGCCAAGGTAGACCTCTCAGGCAGCATGAACTCCATGATGCACATGCAATCGTACGCCTTCGTCGGAGCCGGCTGGATGCCGGTAGCCGTCGAAGGGGACGTCTGCTCGAGCGTCGGGAGGACAAGCTTGAGGGCGACCTTGTACACCCGTGACGCCTTTGTCGGCGGACGGACGGACATAGTCAACCTCGGGTAACCGATGGCGATTCCGCCAGACCGGTCCACCCACGCCGCGACTCCTTGGGGACTAATGCCCTCGGGGTTCAGCGTCGAGTCGACACCAACGGTCGCACTGGTCGTTAAACGAGCCAGCGCATGATCGATGATGCCACTCACCTTCACTGCCGCAATAGCGGACATTGTGTTTACTCCAAAGTAACTTCGGGTAAACCGTTGTCTCGACTAAAAGAGGGTCCTAAGAAGAGCAATCGCGTTCTGGGCGTGCGATACACTAGCTAAGCCGTTCTTAAACTGGGGGAACGTCAAGGTCGGGAAGCTAGATAGCTTCGTACGATCGAGAAGAACCACCTGTTTTTGATAAGCAGCAGCCTGTGTAATCGAATTCCCGTTACTAGGATTGCCGACGTTGGGCCCACTGTAGTCAACGGTAGAGAGTATCCAGCCCCTCGTGAATAACGTTTGGGATCCGTCCAAGAACTCGAGCCCGTCCCAGGCAGTTAATGCCTCAAGGAAGGGCCCGATTGGAAGGAACCAATCGGCCACGAAGCTGAATGGGAGTACCTCCCACACGAGATTTATGGGATTGGTAAAGCCCGTCTGAGCCAGAAAGCTCTTAAGTGGCGATGCAACTCTGTAACGAAGCTTCAGCTTGCACGAAGTCGTCTGAAACAAAGAAGTTTTCAGCTTATTCGTGCCAGTACTAGAAGACTCGTTATGAGAGGAGCGAAAGCTACTGTCAGAGCGTGCCGTAGCAGACGAAGTCGCCGATTGGACGAAATTGCTCTGAGTCTGTAACTTACTCAAAGCTTCCATAGCCCCATGGATATCATCAAGGAGAGGCTTCCACCCGTACTGCATTTCTAGCCAGTTTTCGGCCAGATCTTTAGAACGGGACGGATTCCCCTTCCTGACGTTACCCTTACGGGTCCTGGAACGTCCAGCGGTAAGGTCGTCCACAGCCTGAGAAATGTTTCCACGTCTCAAGTTGCGGATAGAACTCGCGATTTTAGTCGCATTATGCGCTATCATCTTGGGTATCTGACCGATCTGGGCGAAGTCCTGCGCGATGTTAGCTTCAACACCGAGCTGGGCCTGCCTGATCAGTGACCCTATCGCTTTATTCCGAGCCAGTGGAAGATGAACTGGATCGGCCGGCTCTGCGATATTCTCCGTGTATTTCCGGACGTCGACAAAGAATTTCCCGATATTACTATCGCGATAAACTAAGTCGAGATCCTGAGATACCTCCTTGATATACACAGAATGCGGATTAACCGGATACTGTGATGGCCTCAATTTAAAGAAGCCAGGAGTTCTCGACCCAGACCAGGTTCGTAGATAATACAACCTAGACTGGGGCGTAACCTCAGTTACCACAGGCCCTATACCCCCTGTAAAGGGGTTTTGGTTATCTTCGTGGACTTTTGTAAAGGCCACGACATAACTTTCGGGACTGGGGCGAAGAGGCGAACTCCGAGGAGGAGAAGAAGATCGCGGCGGACGCTGCTTCACATCACGTCCGACTCTGTCGCGTGCTTTTCGCACTGCGTCAGGGTACCTTGGGTTCTTCAGATCCACCACTACCTGGGACTTTCCGTTAGGATAAGTCCGACGAGGCGGTGAAGGGATCCGAAGTTCCACAGAGTGGGGCCTACCGTTATGAACCTTCCTATAGATAGCGAGATGACGGATTTTCTTGCGCCTATCCCAGAAAGATATAATTCTCGGGTTCTGCCGGGACATCCTCGAAATGAGGATATCACCAGTTTGACCTAGAAGAATATCTCCCTGGTAGCACACGAAATTCACGTACTCACCATCTGGAAAGAAGGATCGTTCGTTAGACTCCGCCCGGCCCAGTCTAGCCAGGTACTCGGGGTGAGCGTTAAGATAAGGAGACTTGATTAGAAGAGGAATGATAACCTCCTCAAAAAGTTCCACATCTCAGCGCTGCTGAGACCAGACAACGTTAGGAGAACAAAGATAATTAAGAAGATGAAGGCGGCGAAAGATTTCCTCCCAAGAAACATCTTGAGTTGGAAGTCAACGCCGTCTTCTCCTTTCTTAACCATCGAAGTCTCCTGTCGTTATTTGGAACCCTGATAATCAGGGTAAAGCGATCCCGCTCGCAAAATTGAAAGTTTGAACCCGGAGTAACTCCGGGTACCTACCTTCGTTTTGCGGACTTATTCCGGCGGTAGGTGAGCCAGGTCGCGGAGGACAGAAACAGCTGACGAGAGCTCTTCGTTAGTCATGTCGTCTGCCTTAGTATGAAACATATCTGAAGAGAGACCGTGCTTACGCACGGCCACCTTCATATACGCGTCATACTGGGCTTTCAACAGCTGACGATAGAGCGTCACGCCATTCTGTGACTGTACTTTCGTTGCCATGGTAAACCTTTCGTGGAATATTCCTAAGAGACGCAGCGAGAAACCTCAAGACGCAGACGAAGAGCTTCTGAACGCAGTCGTTCGAGACTCCACGTGACGCGCATAGCTCGAAGGCATTGATCACAGATATGAATATCTGGATCAAACTTCTGGCGAAGCGTTTCAAGGGAGGCGCGAATTTCTGCGATAAGTCGCAACTTCTCCTGCTTCATGAGATTCATGCTGATCTCCTAGGTGGAGC